TCTTTGAGCGTCCTCTTGGAGTGGTGCGCGTTTCTATTGACTCCAAGGAAAAGTTTGATGAAATTGGCGTCGGCGGAGGACTCAACACCTTCGTCCCGTCCGCAGGAACCAAAAGGAAGAACATGCCAAAGCACATGAAGAAGAAGATGGAAGCCGACGAGGAGGCCAAGAAGGCTCTGGAGGCTGCCGCTATGGAGTGCGCGGTTGACGAGGACGAGGACAAGATGGCCGAGGAGGCCGATGCCGAGGCGATGGCCGCCGAGGGCATGGAGTTCGCTGGCCCCATGGACGGCGACGAGGACGAAGAGAACTTCGCTGACGGCGTTCATGTCGATATCGGCTCGCATCAGGGCGAAGAAGAGGAAGAGGACGAGGAGATGGAAGCCGCCTACGGCGGAAAGGCCAAGATGAGCAAGGGTGACAAGTCCACGAAGGCTCTGTTTGCTCGCGTGCAGGAACTTGAGAAGCAGTTGAAGTTGGAGCGGTTCGGTAAGGAAGTCGATTCCATGATCCGCGACGGCTACCGCTGCGGCAAGTTCCGCAACAGCATGGTGGAGGAACTGTCGGACGCTGCTAACCCCGGCGCGAAGATCGCGTTCTGGAAGGCCACGATGGCCCGCCTGCCGCTGAATGTTCCGACCGTGGCGCAGCACACCGTGACCGATGAAGGTCGCGAGAGCATGGATGTGAAGGCTGCTACCGCGCGTGCGGTGCAGGAGGCCGCTGGCGACCTCGCCAAGTTCAAGCAGTTGTTTGCAAAGTTCACGGGCCAGAAGGCCTAATCGAAAGGAATGACCAATGGGTGGATTCTCTGATACTCCAGCACTTATCGCAGGCGGCACGGTCTATGCGTACCGCTTCATCAAGGTCGATGCGACTGGCCCGACTGCCAACACCGATGACAACACGGGCGTGCAGGTTGACAGCCCGGCTGACAATGTGATTGGCGTGACCGATGGCAGCACCCGTCGCTTTGATACGAGCGACGGCACGCACGCTCTTGATGGCGAGCCGATCACCCTTCAGGGTGGCGATGTGGTTCTCGTGCAATGCGGCGGTGCAGTTGCGCGCGGTAGTCGCGTGCAGGCTGACACGGACGGCAAGGCAGTCACGGCTGTCGTGACTGGCGGCGCTGTATTCCGATATCAGGGCTATGTGGCTCTGGAAGCAGGCGCGTCCGGCCGAATCATTCGCATCGTGAAGAATGGTGGAATGGTTTACTACCCCACCACTCTCTAAAACAACTAACAAGGAGAAATGATCAATGACTGAAGTCGCACCCGGTGGAGGTCTGAATACCTTCGTCCCCACCTTCTCTGCCGCAACTGGGCAGATCCAGATTGAGTTCACTCGCAGCCCCAACAAGTTCGCCATCACGCGCTACGCGCAGTTGGTTCCCGTCCAGCAAATGGCCGGATACTTTCTGCGGATTGACGAGGAGGAGACTGCTCGCGTAGTGCAGACGCAGGACAATATCTGGCCGCTCGGCGAGGATCGTCCTACGGGCATCAACAGCGACTTTGACTTCGTGGCTTACGGCTGCGCTCGCTACCAGTCTTCCTTCAGCATCCCGCAGGAGACTGCTCGGCAGGCGCAATGGGACATCGTGGCTTCGCACGCTCGCATCGCGGCTGCGAAGATGATGACTCACCGTGGCTACCGCGCGGCGAGCCTGATCAGCACCAACACCTCATACGACTCGGCGATGCGATACACCTCGTACTCGGCATCGAACATGGCTGGTCACTACACCACGGCCACGGCTCTGGTGAATGACAATGTCCTCGGCAGTAGTGCGCTTGCGGATGGCGTGCAGGGTCTGTTCCGTGCGGCGTGCGAGAAGATTGTGCAGTCCACCAACGCGGCTGTCAGCCCAACTGACATTTGCGCGGTGATGAATCCCATCACGGCTCGCCTGTTCGCTAGCACCGATGGTGTTCGCGATTATGTGAAGAACTACCCCGCTGCTCTGAACTTCCTTCAGGGTGACGCGCAGTTCGCTACCTACGGCCTCCCGTCGCAGATGTTCGGCGTGAATGTCGTGGTGGATGACACCGTTCGCGTGTCGAACCGCAAGGGTTCAACCAAGGCGACTGGGTTCTTCTATGGCGACGAGTCTGCCCCCGGCATCGCGTTCGTGAGCCGTCCCGGTGGCATGATCGGTAACGAAGGCCCGTCCTTCTCGACGGTCAGCATCTTCGCCTACGAGGACATGACCGTGGAGACTCTGGACGATCCGTGGAACCGTCGCATCCGTGGTAGCGTGACGGACAACAGCGCGATTGCACTAACTGCCCCGCTGGCTGCGGTGTATGTCGCAGACCTGAAGTCCTGATCGGCTCTGACTCTGCAACTTCAGGGCCGCTCCGCTAACACCGGGGCGGCCCTATTTCATGGAGGATCACCTATGCCAATGGCGCAACTGCTATCGAACACGCTCTTCGTCCGATACGCCGACGAGCGATTGTTGAAGGAATTAGCGACCGACACCAATGCGGACGGCACAATTTCGACATCCGAAATCATCACGGAAGCCCTGCTCCGTGGTGGCGAGGAGTTGGCAAGCGCGGCCACTCGGTCGAACGCTTACACCGTGGCGGAACTAGAGGCTCTGGCTACGGACGGCAACGCGCTGGTGCGCGGGCTGGTGGCCGATCTGGCTCTGTGCTTCTTGTTTGAGCGTCGCGGAGGAGATGTGCCGGAGTCCGTCAAGGCCAAGGCCAATAGGGCGCAGGAGGCTCTAGGATCGCTCCGAGACGGCAAGCGGGTGTTTGCCGTGGATGCCAACCGAGGGGCTGGGACGGCCTCTGTGTCGGTCATATCGGCTACCACGCGAGGTAGCCTGCACATGGCCTCCGATGACTCGTTCTACCCGCCCCGGCGCACGCAGGCGTATTGATGGATCTGGGACGCGAACTAGTCCGGCGGCTAGGCAGCAAGGGGGCCAATGTCGCCCTCGTGCTAGTCAAGCAGGCCAAGCAGCGCATCCGCACGCGAGGAGCGGATGTGGGCGGCTACGCCCGCCTGTGGGCTGACACAGCCACCATCAAGGTCTGGAAGGGCCGGGGCAAGAACCGTAAGCAGGTCGATCTGCCCCACTACCGGGCTGGTGGTGTGCCGCTGGCCGACACGGGCAACCTGCTTCAGAGCCTGAACGGGACAATTCAGGAGATCCCGAACGGCGTGCGGCTGTTTCTGCGCGGCCCGCTCTACGCGGTGTTCCAGCACCACGGCTTCAAGACGAGCGGCGGCAACTTCATCCCGTTCACCCGTGGTGCTGTCCGGCGCGATCCCAAGGCACTCAAGGCTAGAGAGTATGTGTACGCAAAGCACGGCGTGACCGTCCCGCCTCGCCCCATCTTCGCCATGCCACCAGCCGCGAAGGCCGAGTTGGCTCGCGCTATCGCTCGCGCTCTTGGTGCGCGTTAGAATCAAACAGGAGGAATCCCAATGGCAACAGCATTCGAAGTCACAGGCCCGCACACCATCCAGATGAAGGCCGCAGGCGGCTCATACGCCACGGTTGGTCGCGGCGATAACGACGACCTGTTCCGTATTGAGAGCGAATATCAGTATGTGGACATCTTCACGAATGAATTCGGCACGATGCCAGCGGAAGTCATCCGCACGGGCGCAAAGGCGACCGTTTCGTTCTCGCTGGTGCTGATTGATCGCACGAACTTTGAGACTGTGATTGCTGCCATTGACGGCGGACAGACCAGCGGAACCTACGCATACCCCAAGGTTGGTTCGGTGCTGAAGCCCGGTATCACGGGCGACACCACCTTCAGCGTCAAACTGCTGCCGGACAGCACGGCGGCGGGACAGAAGACTGTGGAGGTGTTCCGTTGCCGCCTGTTGGCTCTAAACCACACCGACTTCGGCAACAAGGCCAACCGGATCGTGGTTCGTGCAGAAGCCCTGCCGGACGCAGACGCGGCTGACAGCACGGTGTATACAATCACCTGATGACCGAAAACCAGTTCATTCAGGAATACCCCGTCGGCGACAAGGTGGTGAAGATCGACGCGCTATTGGTTCTCTCTGAACTCACCATGATGGGAGCCGAGGAGAATCCGACGCGCGAGAACTTGATTCAAGCCACGCGCAACGCCATCCGTCCGCAGTCCGAGGCCGAGACT